TAGTTTACTATGTCGCAGTAGAAGCTGATTCTACATTTGAGTTTTAATTGATGAGAGGGTATAATTCCCTCTCTGTTTTTATTATGTTTGGAGTGATATATGATTGATAGTCGTGATGAAATGTTTTTGTGGGTAGAAAAGTATCGTCCACAGAAGATTGATGATTGTGTTTTACCACAGGCATTGAAAGAGACTTTCCGCCAGTATGTAGAACAAGGTGAACTACCTAACTTCTTGTTCACTGGTTCTGCTGGTGTGGGTAAAACTACAATTGCTAAAGCACTATGTAATGAAATTGGTGCAGAGTTTATGATGATCAACGGATCCGAAGAATCGGGTATTGATACTCTGCGCACTAAGATTAAGGGATTCGCTTCCACTATATCATTGACTGATGCCAAGAAAGTTGTCATCCTCGATGAAGCGGATTACCTTAATGCTAATTCAACTCAGCCAGCACTTCGTGGATTCATTGAAGAGTTTGCCAACAACTGCCGATTCATTCTAACTTGTAACTTTAAGAATCGTATCATTGAACCTATCCACAGTCGTTGTGCTGTAGTGGAGTTTAAGATTGATTCCAAAGACAAGCAGGAGATCGCTGCAACCTTCTTCAAGCGAGCAGTGTCAATCCTCAAGCAAGAGCAGATTGAATTCGATCCTAAAGTTGTTGCCGAACTAATCACTAAACACTTTCCAGATTACCGTAGAATTCTAAATGAACTTCAACGATACTCTGTTTCTGGTAAGATTGATTCTGGCATCCTTGTCAATATGTCTGAGGAATCATTTAAGGGTTTAATTAAACTGCTTAAAGAGAAAGACTTTACAGAAGTCCGTAAGTGGGTTTCGAAAAACTCTGACTCAGATACCACATCACTATTCCGTGAACTATACGATAGTGCTGCAACTACGATTGAACCAAACAGTGTTCCACAATTAGTTCTTATTCTTGCAGACTATCAATATAAAGCAGCATTTGTAGCTGACCATGAACTAAATATAATGGCAGCACTCACTGAGATTATGGCTCAGTGTAAATTCAAATGAGGCTAACATGGAACTTATACTACTAGTAGTATTCACATTTGTTGTATGGATAATGGGTGCAGTATCTGGCTGGAACGCTAGAGAAAAACATGCCAAGAAGCAAATTGAAAAACACTTTAAGACCATACAACAATTTGAAGAACAAGAAGAAGAACAGATCCATATCATTATCGAAAAACATAATGATATGTTATTCGTTTACGACAAAGATACTAAACAATTTATGGCACAGGGATCTTCAAAGGAAGATGTAGAGAAAATCCTTGTAGAAAGATTTCCTGGAAAACGATTTGCTTGTCACGAGTCTACACTGAAAGAAGTTGGATTTATATCATGACACCATTTGACTTTATTAATGCAATCAATTCCACAAAGAAAGATCTCTTAGCAGAAGACCCGATGGCTAAGAAGGACTATGTTCCTTTTATCATTAACAGGGGTTTGGGTTATTTTCCAGATACAGTCCTATATGCAAACGAGATGAATCGCAACTCATCTATTCCAGTGGACTGGCAGTTTTCTTTTTTACTAAATAGTATCTCTAAGAAGAAAAGATTCTCCAAATGGCACAAAAAAGATGCCGAAACAGAGTCTCTTCGATTAGTTAAAGAATACTTTGGTTATTCCGATTCTAAGGCAGTTGATGCCCTAAGTATATTGACGGAAGATCATTTAGTTATGATAAAAGAAAAATTATACAAAGGTGGAAAATAATGACTGTCGAATTGATTTATTACGACTGGACAGCTGAGTCCATGCTTGAAGTGATACTACCAGAACCAGATAACTTTCTAAAGGTTCGTGAGACACTTACCCGCATCGGGATCGCTTCCAGAAAAGAAAACAAGTTGTATCAATCTTGCCACATTTTACATAAGCAAGGTAGATACTTCATAGTCCATTTCAAAGAATTGTTTGCTCTTGATGGTAAAGAATCTAATATCACGAGTGGCGATATCGAGCGCAGAAATGCTATTGCTGGTTTGCTTCAAGATTGGGATCTATTAAAGATTCTAAATAATACGCAAGCAGACAATAAGGCATCTTTGTCTCAAATTAAAGTAGTCTCTTTTAAAGAGAAAAATGAGTGGGAACTTGTTCCCAAATATAACATAGGAAAAAAAGCAAAATGATCAAACTTGAATTGAGTATAGACGATTGTAATATGATTCTTCGTGTATTGGGTAAGCACCCATTTGAGGAAGTAGTTGCAGTTATTAACAAAATTAAACAGCAAGGTGAACCACAGGTTGTAGCATTAGAAGCAGAAGCTGCAAAAAATGCACCAGCTGAAACACCTGCAGAAAAAGCATAAATACCATTAGGTATAACTAATGATTTTCATTAGCTGGTTTTTGTCCTCTCAATCCTAAGTAATAAGTCCAACAATGGACAAACAATTAGGAGATTATTATGTGGACAAAACCATCAGCAACAGAAATGAGATTTGGCTTTGAAGTTACAATGTATGTAATGAATAAGTAATAAGAATTCACCTTAGGACCACTAAGTTACGAATCGTATAAAGCAGGCATGACGCACGATGTCGCTGGAATTGTAACCAGCATTAATGATATGCCTTCGGGGTATCAATTTTAATTAAACTCGCTTAATAGGAGAAACACAATGGTACGACAATTCATCCCCACATTTTTTGGTGAACACTTCAAAGACTTTGATAAGGTGTTCGTAGGTTTCGATGACCAGTTCTCGAAGATGCAAAGTCTTCATGACGAACTAACCAAAAACATCCCTAACTATCCTCCATTCAATGTTCGCAAGAACGGTAATACCTACACGATTGAAATCGCTGTGGCAGGTTTCGCACAAAACGAAATCGACATTACCATTGATGGTGGTAAACTAATCGTTAAGGGTAACTCTGAGTCAACAGAACCAGAGGACACTGATTATCTGTTCAAAGGTATTGGCATGCGTGCGTTTACTCGTGCATGGGCAATCGGTGATCAGTATGAAGTTAAAGATGCTGAGTTGTTCAATGGTGTATTAAAGATCGCTCTCGATCAATTAATCCCAGAAACACAGAAAGCAAAGAAAGTTCCAGTGAAGACTAAGGGACAGAAGTCATTCTTACAAGAGGACGCATATGAAAAAGCTGCTGAACAATTGTAAGAATATCATCCTTGGTATTGCTGAGGGTATCCAAGCATTCAGAACTTACAAAGCTGGTAAAGTAAAATGAACAATTGGATCCCAATGACAGATGACGATTGGGATTGGGTAAACGGTAAAGCACCTAAACCAACCAAGTAATCGTACAAGTAGGGAGAGTTTCGGCTCTCCCTAAATACTTGTATGAAAGCCAAACTATCACCAAACATGATATCTTTCGTCACAGTTCGTCGTGGTGACTGGATATTAAAAATATCTGTTTACAAAAATAAACAGGTGATGGTAGTTGCACAGCATTACTATGATTATGAAAGAACTATTATTCATTTCTTTACTGATCAAAACTATGCAGCAGATTTTATTGAACAACTTGTTATAGAGGATTGACATGACAGAGATTAAAGTATTTAAATTGATTAGTGGTGAAGAACTGATTGGTAAAGTAGAAGTAACTGCACTTGGATATTATGTAGAAGCACCAGCAACTATCCTCATGCAACAAACAAAAGATGGAGTCGGTCTGGCTTTAATGCCATACATGCCTTATACCGAAGGAAAGGTAAAATTGTTCAGTCAATGCGTTGCCACCGAAGGTGAACCATCCAAGAAAATGGTCAACGAATACAACCGATTATTCGGTTCAGGGATAGAGATCGCTCCAGCGTCTGCTTTAATCGGTCTGTAACCCTCTCTAGGCTTCCCTAGACCTCCCTCTAAACCCTCTCTCGTAGAGGGTTTTCCGCATTCTAAACCCCTGTATCTACAAGGGTATCTAATCCCCTCAGACTCGTAGGGTTACTCCATAAAGTTGTTGTCTTTAATTGCAAATTACTGTATAATAGTAGTATGAAAATTGAAAAGGAAGTGAAAATGATGAAATATGAAGTGTTACAAATTAACCTGACTCGTGAACAATCTGACTTGGTGAATTCTTCCAAGGATTACCCAGAGTTTTATAATCTGTATTTGAATACAACTTTCCGTCCAACTGTTGAAGCAATCAAAGCTGCAAAAGATATGTACAAAAAAGTTGCTGTTATTACTGCCAATTCTTTTGATGGTGTGTTTACTGCCAGCAATGTTGGTTATGAAGATCAGATCGAACGATTTGCTCCAATGCACTCTGTGTCTGTTGGTGACATTCTTGTTCGTGAAGATGGTGTTAGTGTTTATGTTGATACAATGGGCTTCCGTCCAGTTTCACTTTAATTGAGAGGAAAATATATGATGAATACATTCTTTAAATCAAAATCCGAGTTGCGTGCCGAAACCGAAAAACAAGTAAAGTTGTTTTTGAAAAAAGGTGGAAGCATTGAAGTTGTAAAGCCACGCAAAGCACCAAAGCAACGCATGTCTGGTAAAGTTACAAGATCTGCATCCACTGGGACTTCTGGATTTGCAACTGGATTCCCTCGTAAGAGTTGCATCTAAGTGTTGTCTTTAATTCAGAATTGATGTATAATAGTTGTATGATGATTGAAAAGGAACTGCAAATGTCAAACGAATTCAAATCTTGGGAAGAAATGTCTGTGTTGGAACAAATGCAGTGCCAGTTCTGGGACATGTACAAGGATGCGTATGGTGTTCGTCCTCGTGGTATCGATACCACTGATTGGACTGAGGAAGAATTCATGGCTGAATTCGAAACTCTTGGTCGAGTCATCGAGCGTGAAGAAGCTGATCGCAAAGAGCGTGAGGCAGAAGCAGTGGTGAAGTTTGAACAGCATGTCACCAATACAATCTGTATGGGTGCGAAGGATCGTACTACTGCTCTCCGCTGGATCATGGACGCTGGACATGCAAATGGTGACTGGGAATACTTCTGTTACCTCAATGGTCTGCCCTATGGTTACTTTCGGGAAGCAGCATGATTCTTGTTAGAGAAATAACTGTTTGGGATATAGACTTTCAACCGAATCATACATATGTTATGAATGAATCGATGGACAAAATCTTTGGTTACTTCATGTGGAACGATCCACAAAAATTTAAGATGTTCAGCAAGCCAATGCGGTTTGATACTCGTTATCGTAAATTCAAAGTTCTCAAACGAAACCTACACTTCGAAGGACAGAAGTCCACGAATAAAATTTGGGAAATTAAAGGTAGCAAAGACCATGTATATACCGTAGAAGAATCAGAAAATGGTATGGTCTGTAGTTGTATCGGTTTTAAATATCATGGTAAGTGTAAACATATTGATGGAGTGATGAATGAACATAAATGAATTTCTAAACAGTCTTGCTGAAAATGCCTCACGCAATTTCAAGATCGACCAATTAAACGCACAGAGCGATAACGAAACACTGCGTGAGGTTATTCGGCTAGCACTGGATCCTTTTACTCAATTCTATCAACGAAAGATTCCTGAGTATACCACTGACTCAAAACAAACAAGTCTTACTCAAGCCATGCTTGCATTGTATGACTTGAAGGAAAGAGTCGTTACTGGAAATGCAGCAATTGAATATCTCCGTATGCTTCTCTCATCCGTATCGGCTGACGATGCTAAGGTACTGGAGAGAATCATCTCCAAAGATCTGAAGTGTGGTGTTGATGTATCGACTGCCAACAAAGTTTGGTCTGGTTTGATTCCTGAATACCCATGCATGTTATGCAGTCCATTCGAACAGAAGTTGGTTGACAAGATTAAGTTCCCAGCCTATGCTCAAATGAAGATGGATGGTATGCGATTCAATGCGATTGTCCGTGATGGTAAGGTAGAATTCCGTAGTCGAAATGGTAAACAGATTCTGTTGTTGGGTAATCTTGAAGCAGAGTTTGCTGCCCTTGCTGGTAATATTGATTGTGTATTCGATGGTGAGTTGTTGGTCATGGATGACATGACGATGCAGTTCGCAGATCGTCAAACAGGTAATGGTATCCTCAACAAAGCAAACAAGGGTACAATTTCTGCAGAAGATGCAGCAAAGGTTCATGCAACTG